AACAGTCCGTTTAGGAAAAGGACGCTCTTTGGAGTTTCCTGCAGTAAACGCAATTCAAGCTGCTGAGATCCCAGAAGGACAAGAATATCCAGAGCAGGCATTAGCCTTCGCAAAGCAGATTGAGGGTAAGGTATCCAAGAAGGGTGTCAAGCTTTCATTCACTGAAGAAGTCATTGCCGATTCATTATGGGACATCGTAGGTCTCCATGTAAGAGCTGCAGGACGCGCTATGGCACGTCTCAAGGAGCAGATTGCATTGAGCCGCTTTAAAGATGCTGCAACAATCGTTTTTGACAATGATGACGCAGCATATGACGACACAACCGGTCTCGGTATCGACGGCAATGCCAACGACACCATTCGTTGGGATGACGTCGTTGACATGGCAGCAGTGCTCATGGCAGAAAAGCATGTTCCTACAGACTTCATACTTCACCCATTAATGTGGTCAGTGTTCCTTAAGGACGCTATCTTCCACATGGGTGGTGCAGCATCAGCAGTTAATACCAGCTGGGGATACCGCCCTACTAACGCAGAGTCAGCACTTCAAGCAAGTGCCCCAATGGGATTGAATGTTATTGTTTCACCTTTCGTAAGCTTTACAGCTAAGAGTGGTGCAACTGCAGCTAAGTCAGATCTTTTCTTGATCGACCGCAATGAAGTAGGAACTATCCTCGTCAAGGATGACATGAGCACAGATCAGTTCGATGATCCTAGCCGTGACATTCGTCAGATGAAGATGAAAGAGCGTTATGACATCGTAATGCTTGGTGACGGTGAGGGTATCACAGTTGCTAAGAACGTTAGACTTGCTCGCAACTACGAGGTTGGTGTGGTTAACACCATCTAATCTTAGGAAAGTTATAGTTACGACTATCCTAGTGACAGGGGAGTGGCTTTCGAGCCACTCCTCTGTTGTTATTATAGACTTAATTCATTACTATCTAAGATGAATATTATAAACAGGAGATAGATGTGTCGCTTCCTTTGATCGAATACGCTATTGTCGATAACAATATGGTTGTTATTAGATTTGGCAAAACTATAAAAATTTCTAGTCTTACAAACGCTAACTTTGTAGTTCAGACAACTGACGCAACACCTTCTAATTTGGCTAATCCATTTTTGCAAATAAATACAATTGCAGATTATAATCAAATTTCAAGAACATTAAAACTATACTGGGATACAGTTAGACAATCTGGCAAAGAATATAAAATTAGACTGACTAATTTTCTAGATGCAGCCAATGAGTCTATTACTGAAGAGCAAATAGTATTTACTCAATCAGAATCAGCAACTCCTTCTGACTTTAATTCTTACACAGTTCCTTTAGTTCAAGAACTATTGATAGAGGATCACTCTATCAGAACAGACGCTTTTACTACCGTTCAAATTCTTGCAAAGAATCCAAGATTTTATATAACTAGTGTTGATCCAGAAAATGGAGAATTCTATTTAGATAATGCATATAATAACGGAAGAGTAATTATATCGTTTAGCTCTAGACCTGCAAGCAACTTTCTAAATAATTCCTACTTTAAAGTTCAAAGAAAGAAAATTCAAAACCAGCCAGCAAGATGGCAGAATCTATCAGCTAATGTATCAATGCATTCTTGGAAGCCAGAAGTTTATGTAGACTTCCCATCTCTTGATGCTACGCCGTCATATTATTCAGATAACAAAGACTATTTTGAAACAGGATATAAATATAGAATTATAGTTTCTAAAGATATAGGCATTTAAAGTGGCTAATTTTATATATGGAAAAGCAAAACAATCTTTATTAAATGGTGAATTTAATATTGTTTCTGACTCATTAAAAGTTCTTTTAGTTACAGACTCTTATGTTCCCAATCAAAATACTGATCAGTTTGTTTCTAATATTTCCGCTTCTCACATAAGGCAAAGAACTTCTTCGTTAACTAATGTAACCAATGTTCTGGGTGTGATCGATGCTGACAATGTATCAGTCGCAGATTATGGTGGATTACCGTTTAAAGCTTTAATTATTTACAAAGATTCTGGCACTGATTCAACATCTAGACTTTTAGCATACATAGATACTGCAACTGGCATACCTTTTTTAGGAATAAATGCAACAACAGATATTACTATAAACTGGAGCAATGGCTCAAATAAAATTATATCTTTATAAAGGTACACAATATGGCAACTAGTTATCCAAGTTCTTTAGACAACTTTATAAATCCTACAGCAACAGATAGTTTAAGTTCTGGAGTAGTGCCTCATGCAGAGCAACACGCCAATCTTAATGATGCTATAGAAGCAGTGCAAACTGTTCTTGGAATCCTTCCAGCTGGCAGTTTTTTAACAATTAAAGACAGAATTGCTGCGTCAGAAGCTCTAAACGGCATGAGTGACGTTACTATTAGTTCTGTTGCTAATGGTGATGTACTAAGGTACAACGGATCAAAATGGTCTAATTATGGCGAGAATAATCTTACCGATGGAGGAAACTTTTAAAAATGGCTAATACAATCAGAATCAAAAGAAGAGCAGCTGGAGATGGCGCAGGCGCACCATCCAGTCTTGCAAATGCGGAATTAGCATTTAACGAGTCCACTAACATATTGTACTATGGTACAGGCACTGGTGGTGCTGGTGGATCAGCTACTCAGGTTATAGCCATTGGTGGTTCCGGAGCTGTAGTCGGTCTTGCTGGCGATCAAACAATTACTGGTAACAAAACTTTTTCTGGTACTGTAGCTCTTGGCGCTTCAGCAACCGCAACAACAAAAACAGCTGGTGACAACTCTACATCAGTAGCAACTACTGCATACGTAGCTACAGCAGTTGCTGCCGTAGGCGCATTTTCTGGATTGACTTTTGCAGGCGATGGTGGAACCACACAGGCTATAGCAAGTGGCGATACTCTTACTATATCTGGTGGCGTTGGTCTTAGTTCGACAGCATCTGCAATAGATACAGTCACAGTCAATCTTGATAATACATCAGTTACAGCTGGTTCTTACGGTTCAGCTAGCGCAATCCCAACCTTTACGGTTGACGCTCAAGGTCGTTTGACCGCAGCTGGAACAGCTTCTATATCTACTTCATTCACAGTTGATGCAGATAGCGGTTCAGATTTAACAATTTCTGGTGGAGATACCTTTAGAATAATTGGTGGCACTGGCTTAACATCGACGGCTTCTGCAACCGACACACTTACTTTGGACCTCGATAACACAACCGTAACTGGTGGATCATATGGTTCAGCTACAGCAGTTTCAACCTTTACAGTTGACGCTCAAGGTCGTTTGACCGCAGCTGGAACAGCAACAATTGCTATCCCAGCAAGTGCAGTTACAGACTTTACAGAGGCTGCACAAGATGCAGTTGGAAATGCAGTTGGAACAGGCCTTACTTACACTGATTCAACTGGTGCAATTTCGGTAACAGCAAATACCTACGACGCCTATGGCGCAGCATCCTCAGCTCAAAGTGCAGCAGAATCAACTGCTTCAGGTTATGTATCAACTCACTCATCAGCTACAACATCAGTACATGGTGTTACTGGAAATGTTGTTGGAACAACTGATACTCAGACACTTACCAACAAGACACTTACTAGCCCAGTAATAACTGGAGCAGTATTCAATGATGGTTCAATAGTCTTTGAAGGTGCAACAGCCGATGCTCATGAAACAACTCTTACAATCACTGATCCAACTGCAGATAGAACAATTACATTTCCAGATGCTACAGGTACAGTTGCTTTAGCTGCAGACGTTGCAGCATTGTCTGGTGCAACATTTACTGGTGCAGTATCTGGTACATCTCTTACTCTTTCAGGTGACTTAACAGTTAATGGTACAACAACTACAATTAACTCAACTACAGTAAGTGTCGACGACAAGAATCTTGAACTTGGCTCAAGTGTCTCTCCATCAGATGCTGGTGCAGACGGTGGTGGTATTACGCTCAAGGGAACTACGGACAAGACTTTTAACTGGGTTGATGCAACTGATGCATGGACTTCATCTGAGAATCTCAACCTTCTAACTGGCAAGTCATTGTTAATCGCAGGAACTTCCGTACTTAACGCCACTACTCTTGGTTCAGGAGTAACGGCATCAAGCCTTACCTCAGTTGGAACAATAGCAACTGGTGTATGGAATGGCACGGCAATAGCCATAGCTAACGGTGGAACCGGCTCTACAAGTGCTGGAGACGCTCGTACGGCTCTTGGAGTAGCAATTGGCTCTGATGTACAGGCTTACAACGCTACGCTTGCTGCAGTGGCTGGTGGAACATATACTGGCGATGACAGCATTACTACACTTGGAACAATTACCACTGGTACTTGGACTGGTACAGCAATCGCCATCGCTAACGGTGGTACTGGATCAACAACTGATTCCGGAGCTCGTACAGCCCTTGGATTGGCCATTGGAACCAACGTACAGGCTTATAGCTCAGTATTAGATAACGTAGCTGCAGGCAACTATACTCTTGACGGTGGCACATTCTAATTAAAAGTGGTATAATACTATCTTTAACCATGGAGTAAAAAATGGCCATTAGTAGTGGAAACTCATCAGGACCAAGAAAAAATGACGTACCCAACATAGTTGGAGATAAGCCCGCCGCTGCCGATCCTAAGATCACAGCAGCGGGCTTTGACGTCCGGAACTGTATCTAATACTAATTTAAATGATCCTTCTGGTGGCAACTTAACTAGATTAGATGAGATTATATCTTCATCTCCTACAGCTAACACTGTCTATCCTAGAAAAGAAGACGTAGCTTACACTAAGTATTCTCCTTATTTCCCGCCTTACTTTCCTCCATACTTTCCTCCATACTTCCCTCCATACTTTCCTCCTTTCTTTCCACCTTTCTTCCCACCTTTCTTCCCACCATACTTTCCACCTTTCTTCCCGCCTTTCTTCCCGCCATATTTCCCACCATATTTCCCACCATACTTCCCACCAGGGTTTAAGTAGAGGAAAATTAGATGGCAAATATTATAAAAATAAAAAGATCAGCAACACCATCTCAAACGCCAACATCCTTAGACTATGGTGAGTTGGCGCTAAATTATGCTGATGGAAAACTATTCTATAAAAACAGTTCTAATAATGTAGTAGAATTTACTAGCGCTGCTAGCGTAGCAGGTACAGTTCACAACGCAACAATAGGGGACGGAACAAACACTTCATATGTTGTTACCCACAACTTTGGTAGTAGAGACGTAAGTGTGACAATCAGAGAAGCAGCTGCTCCATATGGTTTAATTTTGACTTCATGGGAAGCCACATCAAGTAATGCTGTTACTATTTTATTCGATTCACCTCCTTCTTCTAATTCTGTTAGGGTGTCTGTTTATGTGGCCGTATCAGGCCTTGAGCAGGGCCCTACCGGTCCTACAGGGCCGACTGGTCCCACAGGGCCTACAGGTCTAACCGGCGCTACTGGACCAACAGGCCCACAAGGATCTAGCGGATACTCAACATTAAATCTCGATGGAGGGCATCCTGATACTATATATGTTGGAATTAATTCTATTGATTGCGGAGAAATATAATGGCTATTCAAGTACAATATCGTAGAGGTACAGCAGCACAATGGACTAGCGCAAATCCAACATTAGCAGTTGGTGAACCGGGGTATGAAACAGATACTGGTAAATTTAAGGTAGGTACTGGGGCAGCCGCTTGGACTTCTCTATCTTATAGCTCAGGTCCTGTGGGGCCTACAGGATCTGCTGCAAGCTTAACATTAGGAACTGTAACCACAGGAGATGCTGGATCTTCAGTTGCAATCACAAACTCTGGCACATCGAGTGCTGCTATTTTTAACTTCACTATTCCTAGGGGCGATACTGGAGCCACAGGGCCTACAGGGCCTACAGGGCCTACTGGAACAGCTGCTACAATCACTGTTGGTACCGTCTCTGCTGGTACGGCAGCAGTGACTAATTCAGGCACAAGTAGTGCAGCAGTTCTTGATTTTACATTACAAACAGGTGCTACTGGACCCACCGGACCCACCGGACCAACTGGACCTACTGGACCTACTGGCTCTATTGGTTCAGCAACATTAGATGATCTTTCAGACACAATAATAACAAGTCCCGCAACTGCTCAAATTTTAAGGTATAACGGAACCAACTGGGTCAACTATGCTTCGACCCTTACCCTTGGTGGAAACTTTACTACCTCAGGTGCATATACAACATCTTTGACTGCAACAGCAAATACAGCCATAACACTTCCGACTACAGGTACTCTCTCGACTCTTGACGGAATGGAAATTCTAACTAACAAGACTCTTACCAGTCCAGCAGTTGACACACCATTTTTAACGCTTTCAACAAGTACATCAACAACTGATGCAAGAATTTTTTGGGATTCTACAAATAAAAAAATAAGAGTAGGCAATGGAACAATATCATTAGACTTTGCTTCTTCTAACGTCATAACAAATGCTCAAACTGCAAGTTACACATTGGTTTTGGCTGACAAAGATAAACTTGTCGAAATAAGCAACGCATCAGCTAACACTCTAACTGTTCCAGCAAACTCTTCAGTAGCTTTCCCTATTGGAACACAAATGACAATACTTCAAACAGGTACTGGACAGACTACAATTGCAGCTGCAGGTGGAGTAACCGTAAATGCAACACCAGGCTTAAAGCTTAGAGCTCAATGGTCTTCAGTTACTTTGATAAAAAGAGCTACAGATACTTGGGTTGCACTAGGCGACTTGCAAGCTTAATCTTTCTTAATGCACCAAAAATTAGTAGAGCACCAACGGTATCCTCTTTTAATCTCTTTTACTTGATGCGGAAATTCATCTTTAGCTGGAAAACAAATAAACATTCCAGGCTCTGGTTTGACAAGTAAATCTTGTTTAGGAAAATAGATCTCTCCACCTTCATAGTTATTATTATAATAAAGCACTGAGCTAAGATCTCTAGTTGGATGTCCAGCTCCAGTCTTTAGACCAACACTTTTATTCTGCGCAGATCCGTGATCTAGATGAACTGGCATTGAATCTCCAGTTTTCATTTCTACCACACTAGTTAATCCCTCATCATGAACTTTGCAACCAAAGCAACTTTCTATAATTTCCTTTATTTTATCATGATACTTACTCAAGAGTGTAGGTAAATCTGGACGGCCATTGCCAGCATAAACTCCAAATGGAGAATATCCAGATTCATCAATTGTAACTGGCGTATCATTTAAGTATATTAAAATTTTTTCTAGATCTTGTCTGTCTAAAATATCTTTAAAAATATGAATCTTATCCATTT